TTTCATCTGCGGTCTTGACTTCAAGAATGACTAAAAAATAAAATGTACTTTTTGTAATAGGAATGAACAACGCAGCCGCCCGAAAGATCCAGGAGATGTTCCGGCGGAAGCTTATCTTTACAAATAACCAAAAAGCCTATAAGCTGTCCAAGTCGGTCATCACGGCCAAGATTGTGTCGTTCAAATTGCCGACCAACTGGCGCGCCGTTTTTGCGTCAGAACCAAAGGGCTTCACAGAGATTGTCGGGTACAGGGGCCAAAGTCCGGTCATACGGTGGGCCGACGGGCGTTGGCTCGGTGAGCCCACGGGCATCACGAAACTCGTGGCCAAGTATCGCGCCGTCACCATCGTCTTGTCCGATAAAGGATTTGACGTGCTCGGTGCGGGAAACTACGAGCAGGCCCTGCTTGCCATTGTCAAGAGTGGGTGGGCCCCTAAGATTCTGCTCAAGGCGCCGCCAAAGTACACGAAGATTGACGGCATGTTCCACGTCAACAGACGCTTTGAACTCAAGGAACTTGCGTATTGGCTCCGTACGCTCCCAGACAGTATACTCGAGTCTGTTCGGGCGAGCGGAAAAGAGACTGGGATCGGTGGCGTTCCCGCTGTGGTTCTGAAACTCAAGAAACCCAAGTGGACGTACCAGTTTTTCGAGAATGGCACGGTCCTTTGGTCTGGGATAAAGGACCCTAAAGACGTCGAGATGCCCAAGGAGCTCGTGAAACAGTTCCTGAGCCCGACGTACGGTATCGCACCCGCCTTTGTGTTCAACTTGAAGCAACGGGTCATGCTCACGAGACCGCGCCGTACAGAAAACGCCACGGGCCGGCTTGCCGAGCGATACAAGCTCGCAGGGACGTGGAACAAGCTTCGGCCAGCCCCTGAAGGGTACTATATCCGCCCTGGAACGGATGGGAAGCCGCGTCTGTACCCGTGGGTCCTGTTCGAGGAGCGGGGTGGGGCCACCTACGGGCCTTTCGGTGGGAACATCACGAGCATGATGGTTCCTATTCGGCAACTGAACCTCAAGGCGGTTGCGCCCAAGGTGCTCGAGGCGTTCAAAAAGGCCGGGAAGCCCATCCCTGCAGCGACGGCCAAGGTGTTTGCAAACGCGGGTCACCCCCTTAAAGAGCCTAATGAGAACACGAAGAAGGAGACGGCCCTGAAAAACCGGAGAGCCCCAAGCTGGAACGCAACCAAGCCTGGGTTCTACGTCCGCCCGGGACCAGGCAAGCAACCATACTGGTTCAAGGTCCCTGAAGGTCTCGCGTCTGGTCGAAAGACCGTGATAAAGACGTACGCGGACGCGGGACGAAACATTCCCAAGGCGGTTCGCGAGATATTTAAGATTGGAAATAACGTCAAGACGGCGGGGGCCGGTGGTGGTGCTCACGTGGTCAAGATGGGTCTGAATGGGATCCTACGCATCAACAACAGACAAGCCACCCGTCTGACCAAGGCGGAGCTCCTTGCGATAGCACGTAACCTGAACATTGCACAGGCAACGAACAAGATGGCACCAGGCGCACTCATTGCACTCATTCAACGCAAGACGGGTGAACACAGACCAAACAGGACGTTCGACGTATTTGTGAATGGAATGTATTACAAGATTCTCAATAACGGCCGGGTCGCACGGACGACGAGCGAGGGTATTCAGACGCAGAGGGCATGGGCGACGCTCGGAGCCGAGGAACGGAATAAGATTGCCAAGGCGGTCATCCCTTCACAGTACCACGCCGAGTACAACAACATGCCCCTTGCAAATAGGTTCGAGGCGGTTCGGACCTTTGCTATGGGGAACCGTATGACCAAGGCTGAGGCAAAGGCCAAGACGAACGCAAACGCCGCGGCGCGCGCCAAGGCTGTAGCCGCCAAGGCCAAGGCGAACGCCGAGGCAGCCACCAAAGCGAACGCAGAGGCGAACAATTTCGAACTCGAATTGACGTATGCCATGTACCTGTCCCAGAACCTCGGGAACCTGTACAAGAAGGGCAACGAAAAGGCGTTCATAAACGCATACAAGAAACTGCCCAAGGGTGCGCGGGGCAAGCCACTCAAGCCAGCCGTGAACAAGGCGTACAGGGCGTTCATCAAGAACCTCAAGACTCGGAGAGCAAACGAAGGACCACGGAACGCGTACCGCAAGGCAATTCCAGTTCCAAATTGGATGCCGGCCAACAAGGTGAATGCGTACAAGACCCTCGTGACCAACCTGGCGTTCCAGAAGCCCAAACCCAAGGTGGCCAATTTCAAGGCGGCCGTGAAGACGTGGCTGAACACTCAGGTGCCCCAGAGCCCTGCACGGGCAGCGCGTCAGGTGGAGAATGCCATCACGGGCGAGAAACGCATCATCCCTGCATACGTTCCCAAGAAGCGCACGTCACCTGTCATACCAAAGCCGCCGGCGGTCCCGAAGAAAGCTCCGAAAGAGCCCAAGGTTCGGAACCCTGTATACTCCCCCATGAGTCTCAACATGATAACAAACACGATGAACAGGTACAAGTTGAATTATCGCAGACAAAAGGGATGGACGGTTCAAGAGTTTGTGAATGCGATTAAAAAGAAGAACAAGTCCGTGAATGAGAGTGCACTCAGGGCCTTGTGGAACGCAGAGGTGGTGCGTAAAGCGCGTACGACGGGTGCGGCGGGGCGGGTCAAGAGGTAGAGAGACCAGTTCCGCAGGAACTGAGATCCTAGGACGGACAGTCGACCTTCGGCCGACTGGACTAGATACACTTCAACACATCAAACACCTTGTAGAGCATGTTGTACAACTCAATTTTGTTTTGAATTTGTGAGGGGCGAATAATCTCCAGTTCAATCTGATACGTCGTGTCCTCGTCCGAGTCCTTATCGTCAGGGGTCCCCTTGACGATAGTCATATCGATGGACAAGTTCTTGCGAACAAAAGACCAACGCTCCTTGGTCTTTTGCTCAGTACTCGTCTCTTCACCATCGTACTCGAAAGGCACCTCCGTGCTAATGCCCAGACGCACGTCGAGCGATTGGTCCTTGAGCTCCACGTCATCCACCTTGACACGAGTCTTGACCTGACCAACTTGCTCATCCGTCTCCTCGTCCACGGCGAGCCTCTTGCCACCTTCGAAATAGTACACAGTGGACGTGGTGTGCTTTGTCCCCTCCCACTCCTGGTACTTGTTCAAGGCCCGAAGAACCTTTTCGAACGTCTCCTTCCCGATGTTTGTATCAAACTTGGTCCCGGCCCGACGCCCGAAACGGATTTCCAGTTCAATATTCTCCGCGTCCTTGTGAGCATCGATGAGACTTTCCCACTTGTCGAACAGGACCTTGGCCATAGGGTTGGCGTCAGAGCGAATCTGCATTTTGTCTTAGAGAGTAAGAGCGTAGAGTCTCTAAGGCAATGAGAGGGCTCTGGAACCTCGGCAATTCGTGCTATTTCAACACGGCCGTTCAGTGTTTAGCTCATGTGCCCCCGCTTACCAAGTACCTCTTTGACACGGAGTACACGGGTCCGTGCAATATCACCCGCGAGTACCAAAAGGTCGTCAAGCAACTCTTCATAAAGGACAAGACCGATCCCGTAAGTCCGAGCGACCTGTTCGGAGCCTTCAGGGTTCGGTACCCCGAGTTTGCAGACGGAAGACAACACGACGCACAAGAGGTCATTCTCCACCTCATAGACGTGTTCGAGCAGTCTCTCGGCAAGCCTTTCATCACGGACCTGTTCAATGGGGAAGAGACCCAAGTGACGGCATGGAACGGTGGGAACTCCGAGGTTCGAAACACTTTCACGACTCTCCTCTTGGATGTGACTGAACCCTGCCGGCTCCAAGACTTGATAAAGGATCGGACGGATCCTATTTCGATCGAAAATTATAAAGACGACTCTGGACGCGTGCATGAGACGGCGACGGTCCAGACCCGTGTGACCCGGTGGCCCAAGTTTACCAACTTTTCGTTTTCCATGTACGACTACAAATTTCCAATCGAAATTCCCCTCGAGTTTGAAGGGCTCAAACTCTTTGCGTGTGTTATGCATCAAGGACACAGGAACGGGGGACACTATGCTTTGCTTGTTCGCAGGTTCGACAAGTGGTACGTCAAGGATGATGAACGCGTCGGGGAGCTCCCGCCCATCGAGAGTCTCAGGGGAGAGTTTTACCAGGCGTGGTACCGACCTGTCCGGTCGTTAACTCCTCAAGCTTGATAGCCTCTCGCAAGTTGACCAACGTTCGAAAGTACGTCCGACGGTTGTTTGGATACGTCTTGTCCGTTCGGACCTTTTCGACAAACCACCCGAGGTCCCCGTACCCACACTCGACGATGGTTCCGTCAGGGAGTTCCGGTTTACGGTTCCGAAGGTGCAAAGTAGCCTCTCGGAAGAGCTCTCCACGGTCCTGAACATAGAGCTCGTTCCCATTTTTGATCCGAAAATCTATGGTGATGCGGTCGTGGGGCTTCCACTTGAACATGGTCTCATGGGTCCCCATACGGACCGGTTCGTTCACGGGTGTAAACACAAGTCCGTCAGTCTCGTACTCGAACGAGTCCAGGTCTTGCACAGTCTCGTCTCCCAAGAGGCGCATATTTTTGACTCGAATTTCGAACGGGGCACCGGCCGTCTTGATGATGGACTTGACGAGCTTCCGAGCCGCCTCGAGGCGTTCACTGAGTGGTTTGTCCATCACATCTTCCCCCTTGACACGCACGGCGTCATACACCATGAACAGGACGGTGGGGCTCCGCCCCGCTTTTGTCGTTACGAGCTCTCCATCGAGCAAAGTGTCCTTTGGGACGCGCATCTTGACCACTTCAGTGTTGAACGCGCGGTTCACGAGGGCCACGAACCCATCCTCTGTGCTCACGAGAAAGTGACGTACGCCGTCCGTCTTTTCGCACACAAAGTATGGCTGTTTTTTGAGCAAAGGAAAGTGTCTTCGCTCGATGGAGACGGGTTGGGGTCCCGGGAAACGGGTCGGATCCGAAGAGCCCCATGCTTTATGTACGTACAACCGGACTTTCGTCTCGATCGACATTCTGTTTAGTACTCAAGAGCTTCAGGGCCTTAACTGAACACCTGCAGCCTCGAGAATGTTTCCAAGACACTCGTGGACGTAGTGGCAAATGACCATAGCCTCGGAGGCGACAGCAATTTTCACCCCCAATTGCTTGAGTTGGGCGAACATCAGAGACACATCCGCAATGTGCAACTTGTGCTGCTCCTTCCCACCCCGGAGCTTCTTGTCAACCACCTTGGCGTCCATGAGCCACACACGTGCCGAGGTCTTGTCACACTCGTACAGACCCGGGCCCAACTTGCGGGCCACCTCGGTGTCAAACTCGAGACCGCGTTGGTGGGCCCCCTCCTTCGAGCCCTCCTTGGTCTTTTTCACAAAGTGTTCCCAGTTGATACCCTCCTTGACGGACGGGAACACGAGGACGTTGTACTTTTCCATAGGCTCAAATATCTTTTCGAGAATTTCGTTGTTCAAATTGGTTCCATAGTCCATGAAGAGGATACGTTCCCCAGTCTTGATAATCTTCGGCAAAGTGCTCAGGTCGGGAACAAAGTGAATCTCTACGTGAATACCACGCATCATGCACCCGACGTGGACATTCATAAGCGTGTGAAGGGTCGTAGAACTTATAGACTTGTTCCGGGTCGTGCACAGGAGGTGAAGCACCGAGACCATTAAGGTCTTAAGGATGTTCAAGTTTTAAGCCGTCAAACGCTCCTCCAATTTTCCAAAGAAACGGATATTCCCGACGTGACCCAGAGTCGTCATGACGTCGGCGAATATCTTTCCGCCCATCTGTTGCCAACGCCGGCAAAAGGCATAGTCCTCCGAAAGGTACCGCTTCGACTCTGGGTCGATCATACAGTCAAAGACGGCAAAGTACTCGTCAAGGTCCCGGTTCTGGTGGTCGTTGACGCACTTGAGCTCCGGGTACCGCTCGTGCATCTTCGTGAACACGTCACGCTTGATGAGCATGAAGCCCGTGGGACCGTCAAGCACCTCGGCAAAACCATCCTTGACGGGTGTATTTCCGTACTTGAAATTCATGACCAGAGATGAAGCGACCCGGGCCGGGTCCTTGCCCGTCTCTCCGGACTTGACGTACGAGTCCACTTGGTCCCACATGACGCACTTCTTGGGATAGCACGCCACAGCGACGTCGTGGTCCGATCGGATGAGACGCAGGACGGATTCCGGATCGAAATGAATGTCGGCATCGATGAAGAGGAAATGGGTCGCTTGGGTCTTTTGGTAAAACCGGGCCACGGCGAGGTTCCGGGCCCGGTGGACGAGCGACTCATTCTCGGTCGTGTCGAGCATCATCTGGATACCGTTCTGGGCACACACGCGCTGCAGACGAAGCATAGACTCGGCATAGGCCTGGAGACAAATACCGCCGTAGCAAGGGGTCGAGACGAACAAGACGACTGAAGACATTGGTTTACACGAGGCCCGATTCCTTAAGTTGTTCACGAATAAGCGTTTCTAACTTGGCCAACGTCGGAACAGAGACGTCGCAGACTCTGCACAGGTCGGCTTTCTTGGGGTTGAACTTGGCGTCCGTCAGCACGATGAACATCACAGCACACGCCACCGCCTTGGGTGTCCGACCCATAAGCTCCACGCAATTCTCGAGCCCTTTACACAGCTTGACGGTTCGCATCTTGACTCGGCCCTTTTCGCCATCTGGAACACACGTCACGTCGTTGAAAAAC